TAACTCTAATTCAAAGTTTACTAAGTCTTCATCTACATATCCTTGTGAATATAAATGAACGACTGCAATCTTGGTCAACTCTGATACAACAATTCTTTGTATTCTTTCAATTGTTCTTGCAAATCTTACATCTTCTGCTGCAAGTGTTGCTTTACCACCGACATTTTCATCAAACCCTAAGAATGCTTTTGGAACTCTTAGAGATGCTAATAATTTGTTTTTCAAATATTCAATGTCTTCTGTTGAATCATAATCAATACCACCTAACTCATTGATTTCAGTTCCACTATCTCCACCACGAACTGGCATAAAGAAGTCTTCCGTTAAGTTCTGTATATTATATTTTAAATTATACTCACCTGTTGCTTCATCAACGAATGGTGTTTTTTTCATTTTGTTGATAATTCTTTGCATATAGTTGTCAACTTCATTTGGTGGTATATTACCGATATCAATCTTAAACACTCGTTTAGAAGGTGCTCTCATAATTCTGTGAATCAACATAGCGTCTTCCATAAGTGTTAATTGTTTCCAAATCTTACGAGTGGCTTCAATCATAGATTTTCCATAAGGTAAGAAATTACTATCACTCGCTAATCTAAAGTGAGCGATTTGGAAATTTTCAAATTCTATTTTATTTTTAGAAGCTCTACCTGCTGATTGTCCAAAATATGGATGTGCACCTTCAATACTTTCTAAATAAAATTTAGTGTAATATGGATTTTTTGGGTCCTCGCCCTCTGCTCTTACAACTTCATAAGGTGAAAGTGGAACCACGTTTGTGATACCATATTTATCACTAACATCTAAATAAAGATAAAAGTCTCCATACTTGACCATATTGCGAACCCAAGGCCATAGATTGAACTCAATGTTCATAATATCATAAAACAAATTATTTAAAATTTCTTTAATGTTTTCATTATCAGTCTTAATTTTAACAACATCACCATACTCACCTTTCATTGTGGACTCGTCTGAATAGATGTCTAATGCAGATGATATGATTGGGTCTGAATCCATTGATTCATAATCTTTAAATAATCCCAATCTTGCAGCCATAATTTGGTGTACGGTTGAATATCCTGTCCCCATCACATCTAAGTTACTATGTAGTTTAGAGTATCTATCTACCAAATGACTTTTAACTTGGTGTTGTATTTGGTCCGTATCTGCAATTTTTAATTTTTTACCACCGACATTTCTTACAATTACATTTGTAGAAAATAGTCTTCGTAGTCTTCCGAATAATGTTGTATCCGCCATTTTTACCTCACTTTATAAGAGCCACTCCAATGACTCTTTTTCTTTTCCTGTTTCCCAATCCCAACTATCATTTTTATTGATGTCTTCTTGGGTATATAAACCCTCATTATCCATCATTTTGGATAGGGTTTTTTTAGTTAACTCAATACCTTGTGTTCGTAGTCTTAATGCAGTATCACGAACCCAAAGTCCAATAGCAAAAGACATAACCAAATCATCATTATATCCGGTCATCGCTTCTGCTCTATTATTAATATAGACAAAAGTTAGTAGTTCATCAACCAAACGATTACTATGAACCACTACACTTTCCTCTCTAAAAAATTCTTCTAACTTACTAATAATTAGTGGTCTGGTCTTAGAAGTCGTTGAAAAACCAGCGACCATATTTCGTTCTTGTCTGTTGATTCTATTGTTCATTTGGTGTTGAACATCAACATATTGTAAGTCTTTACTTGTGTAAAATAAATTAGGATAATCCCTATCTATAATTTGTTGGATTGTCGCCCAACCAATATTATTGTTCTCTACTATAAGTATCGCATCATTATATTCTGTTGCTATGCTTACCAACATATTTCCAAAATCTTTGGTATTTATTCTACCTTTGTATTCTGCGACTTGTTCTAAATTTTCAATATCAATTACGTGGAAAGCAGAATAGTCTGCACTATCTCCACGACCAACATCAGCACACACTAAGTAATTTTTTGAATAATTAGCTGGTTCCCAAATCCAACAATTGTTGTCAATACCTCTTTTCTCTATTGGTTCTTTACAACTTCTTTCTCTTAATCTTTCTAATAATACTCCGTCAATCACACCCGTTCCAGATGTCAAGAAGTCACAATCACATTCTTGTGCTGCTCCACTTGGACCAAGTAAAACATCTTGTTCTTTTCTCCACTCATCATCTCTGTCCGGATGAACTGTCCAATGTAGTTTGATAAAGTTAAATAGTCCTCGTCCCTCTTCGGCTTCTACCCAAGTTTTGTGAAACCAATTACCGACTCCATTTGGTGTGGATAGTGCAATACATTGACCACCTGTTGTCAGAGTTGCCTGAGAAGCTGTCCATATTTCATCAATCTTATCAATAAATGCTGCCTCATCCAATATCAATAATGATAGAGCTTCAGAACGAGCTGCTTCTGGACCTGATGATACTGCTTTGATTTGAGAACCATTACGATATCTCAAATTCAATTTGTTATCCTCAACACATTTTTGTTTTAACCAACTCGGTAGATTTGCGTGCATAACACGAACCTTTGTTACCAAGTTTTTTGCAACATCTTGTTTTGTAGCGATTACCAAAACATTTTTATCTTGTTGGAATGTCATCATCCATAGTGCATAACCTGCTGTTAGTGTGGATATACCTAACTGACGAGCTTTTAGTATGATATTCATACGATTGTCTTGAAATTCTTTTATAGTTTTTTCTTGAAAATCATACAAATCAAAAGGTATTTTACCCTGAATTGGATGTTGTATCATACAATACTTTTTCATAAAGTATGTTGGGTCTTGAACACACTTTATATATTCTTTTTTGATTACTTCTTTTATTTGTTCTGCCATTAGTCTACTATTTGACCTGCTAATTTAACTGAAGTAGCAGTCAACACTACTCCATATGTAAAGTATAACCATTTGTTTTCATACCATTTAGGTCTGACAAGTTTTACTTTTTGTTCAAGTAGTTTGTTAGTGTCTTTTAGTAGATTGAGTTGCATAGTTTTGTTTGCAATTAACATTGAGTCTATTGCAGAGTTTTCCTCAAAAAGTTTTAATTGTGATTCCAAGTCCTCAACTAAGGAAACATTTAAACTATCTTTTAGTTCTAATTCCTTAATAGTATTGGTGAATCCTAAAACTTCTGCCTCTGTAAAGGTATAGGTTTTAGTTTCATTAACTTCTTGAGCGAATAATCCCCCAATTAATAATATGTATATAATATATCTCATATATATAAATATATACTACTTTGAAAACTTCTTAAGAAATTTTACTGCTTCATCAGCATTGTCTTCTTTGACTGCTTCACCAGCTTTTTCTAATTGTTTTTTAGTAGTTGTAACTTTTCTTTTTAACTTAGCTACTTCTTTTTTATTAACTTTTTTCTTTGATTCAAGTTTTACGACCTCTTTTTCAAGTTCTTTAACTTCTTGGTCTTTTACTTTAATCTGTTTATCTAATTCTTTGACTTCTTGTTTTTTATTTCCACCAAAGAATAGGTTTAATATCGCTTGTATGATATTCATTATTATGCTCCTGTTAGTTGTTTTTCTTTTTCATCAAGTTTATTTTGTAGATTTTTTAAATGTTCGTGAGCATTTTCAACCATTGTTTCAAATTTTTCTTTACCCATTTCCCAAGTTTCCTCTTCCACATCTGGTGCGGCAACACCCACTTGATTTAACCAAGTTTGTTTACCTCCACTTTTTTCAAATTCTTTAATACTTTCTCGTAAATCTTTTAAATATGATTTTTGGTTTTCTAAAACTTTTAATTCTGCATATTTTTCGTATTCTGAATAATCATTGATTCGTAACTTATTTTCAAAGTCTATTTGACAATCAAAACAATGTCCCATTAATCTCCAAAACTTATCATCAAGTTTTTTCTTCATTGCTTTTTTACATTTAGGACAAAACCAAGGTGTTCTAGCTGACGCCATAATATCGGTCAATTCTGATTTTCTCGTTTCACCACCTTTATTTTCTGGACCTTTACCCTCGTATCCTACTTGAACATAGTCTTTCTCTACTGGTTTTCCCTCAAGAATACCTTGTAATGCTTTATTTTGTCTTTCTGCTTCTTTTGACCTTCCTGCCATAACCTATCTCCTAAAATTTTAAACTACCAACTATTTGGTTAATTGGCGCAAACGCTCCTGTAAATTTATATAAGTTCCCTTTATACTTGAAAACTAATCCTTCACTAGGAACTATTGCGTTTAACCCACCGATAGCTTCTAATTTTTCTATTTGTGTTTTTAATTTTTCTAATTTTTCCACATTGTCAGGTTTTTGTAAATCTTTCAATGCGTTTATTACGTCTTGTCTAATTTTTTCAACTGCTTTATCAGGTGACACTGCTAAAAATCCTTGTATGTTTTTTAGTATTTCTGCACCAACTTTAAAAAATAATATTTCAAAAGGTTTGATATTTTGCTTAAACATTTTATTGTGGTCAAGTTTATCAGTATCTAATATCCAATTCAAAAAATCTTTATTTTGTGAAAAATCTTTTCTAATTTGTGGGACTTTATAAGACTTGTCAAAGTAAGCCCAACGATTAACCAACTTAACAAATTGGTCTGCTTTTACATCAACTTTAAATTGTTTACTAGCATTAAAAATATATTCTCTCCAAAATGACTCGTGATATTGACCTAATCTATCTGAATCTTTTAGTGCGTATTGTGATTGTAATTTTTTTAAATCACCTAAAAATTTATTTTTTAATTTACCAAAATTTTGTGATTTAGGAACTTTTAAAAAATTAGGTCTGGCTATTTTGAATCTTTTTTGTATATTTTGATTTACTTGTCTAATCATACCTTCTAACATACGAGCACCTTCTTTTGAATAACCAACCTGTCTTCCAGACTCATCATACTGAAGAGTTCCGTGGAATACAATTTCTGCGACATCATAATCAATAATGTTTGTTGTTTTTGGATATATAACCTCTAAATTCATCCATTTGGTTCCATTACCAAATATCTTTGTTTTTTGTGCTTGTGATAAAGAACCTATTGCTTTTTCTAAATCATTCATAGCACCAACGAATGCGGTTTTAATATTACCTCTACCTGCAAATTTACTGGCGACACCTTTTGCGTTTAGTGATGTTTTACCACGATTTTTTAAATGTCCTTTATTTCTTGCAGCTCTTAAACTATTACCTGTCCAACTTACTAATAAATTTTGTCCGTCAAGTTTTTCAGATACTTTATCTTCTCGGTCAAGTTTACCGCCTATTCCTAATATAATTATGTTTCTCAAATCTGAAAATGTCAAATTATTATCATCAAATGGATGATTCATATGTCCGTATGCTCCACCCTCTAATATTAAGTGTTCTTTTTGTAATTTTTTCTTTTTTGGTGTTGGATTTAGTGGTCCTTCTAAATACTTTCTTGATAGTTCACTAAATTTTTTATCTGATTCTCTAACGATTGTTTCGGTTAAGTCGTCTGGTTCTTGTAGTGTAAGTATTTTAACTTCTTTACCACTTGGTAATCTTTTAGTTTCTATTGACATCACTTTTGCTTTTGACTTAGAACTACGAGTTATTTCTTTTTCATCACTATGGTCATTAGCAAATCTAGCTCTTTTTCGTGCGTCTTTATCACCATCAATGAATAGACCTCTAATTTGTCCTTTTGAATTTGGTTCTATTCTAAATAAAATAGATGTTTGGTCTGACTCGTCATTATGAACTTTACTAAAATATCTTGCTTTCTCTCCACTCAAACTAAATCCACTTGAACCGTGTCCAGACTCGTCTGGTATTTCAACCATTTCTCCGATTTTAAATCTACTTAAAATATTTTGTGCGTCTTTACTTGGAACTTCAATACCTCGTTCAATGGCCTTACCAATGTTGTTAATATTTTTATGAGATAAATCACTAATTCTTTCATTTCTTTTTTCAATTTGTTTTTTGAAATCGTCACTTGACAACTTTAATGCTTCATATCCACCATACTCTTTCCAACTATTAATATCGTCTTCAAGTTGTTTTTGTTGTTCTGGTGTTAATTTGTTTTTTTGTTTTGAATATTCATTGTCCATATTTTTTACGACTTCATCTATGTCGTGACCTTTATCAGCTTTATATTCAAAATCATCAAGAAAATGTTTAAAATCTTTTTCATCTCTAATAACATCAACACCATTTTTTATATTTGGTTTTCTATCTGGTCTCGCTAATGCTTTCTCTTTTTCTTTTTTTCCTGCTTCTTGAGACTTTTTTATTTTTTCAGGGTCTAATTTAAATTTTGGTATGTCAAATTTGGGTTGAAATTTAGGAGCTTTAAATGAAGTTTTTGATGAACCTTTTGGTGTGCAACCTGTATCTGCTGGATTTTGTCCAACACCACACATCGCCTCTATAAACAAATCAACATCTTTCATAAATGACTCTTTAATTCTTTCTATATGGTGTCCTTTTTTAATACCTTTTTTAATATCTTTTTGTTTTAATAATGGTGATTCTTTCATCTTTAAAAATGATTCTTCACCAAAGTATTTGACTATTTCAAATCCAAGACTACCTAATGTTCTTCTCATTCTTTCTTTGTATTTAGGAAATGGATTATCTACGGATTCTGTATTTTTTCTATTCTGGTTGATAGTTCTTCCGTGTGTTACGGTCTTAGTACGGTCTTGTTCATACTCGTCTGCTTCAATGGTAAACATCATATCCTCAGAATCTTTGATAGGGAAGTCAATTAGTTCATATCCTATAATTTGTGCGTGTTCTGGTGATACTCTGTAATAATCGTCTAACGAACCAAAAAAATCATACATACCTTCGTCTGACATATCACTTGCTTTAAAGTGTTGACCAAATCCACTAACCTCTTTTACTAATTTTTTTACTTGTGGTTGTTGAAAAAACTCAAATAATTTTTTAAATTTTGAAGTCATCATATCATATGTGGATTTATCAAAGTATCCAAATGTTTTTTTGAATATCTGCTGTCTTTTCTTTTCATCAAACTTAGGACTACCTAAT